GAACTTTCTGATGATCCAATAGCGTACAAAGAAAAATATGGAAAAAATGGTTTAAGTTATCCAGGGGATGAAGCTTTAATTTATTCTGGCTGGTATGATGTCGGCCAGAGAGACGACATAGAAACACCTGGATATTCTAAAAGTCATCATGAAAATAGGATAGAAGATTTAAAAGATGCTCTTATAGAAAATGAAAGATTTACACAACATTTTCGTAGAGCTGGTATTGTTAGTGAATTTCAAGAAAAAGAACCCCCACTCGAAAAACCTAGGGATGCTATGAGCGACCGAATGCAATCCCCACTTGAAAAACTTACGGACATATTTTCGCTTACCGACGACGCAGCAAACCAGCCCTCCACTAGGGCCGATTCCTTGCCTAAAGAGCAGGACTATTACGACACACTCGGCATCAGCCGGAGCGCCAGCCTGGACGATGTCAAGGAAGCGTATCGCAAGCTGGCCATGAAATATCACCCCGACCAGAATCCCGGAGACAAGAGAGCCGAACATAAGTTCAAGAACATCAGTGAAGCCTACGAGGTCTTGAGCGACCGAATGCAAACCCCACTTGAAAAACTTACGTTTGATAAACCAAGATCATTTGATCCAATGTCCAGAAAGTTGGACAAGATGATGGAAACATATAGTCCTCGTAAGGATAAAGAAGTTACTGCCAGTGAAAGTATGCCCATGATTCGTGAGTATATGAAACAGCATGAACTCTATGGCCCTGACATGCAAAAGACAGATGCTTTCTTTAGAAACTTTGATGCTGATGACCCAGATGCTGTGTTTCTACTCAGTGAAGACCCCGGTGCTGAACTAGCTCAATTACTTAGGAGTAGGTATTGGCACGACGATGGGGGGTATGATTATATGCTACAGGGTGATCCAGATGAAATGATATGGGCGGTTAATGAAGTCTCAGACTATGCCAACTGGCTGGATAAAAAGTTTAGTGAAACCCAAGACAGAACATACTTTGATGAAATAGAAAGAATTAACGTTGAGCATCTGGATGGAACCGGTGGCCGGAGCGTTAAGGAATACGCGCAGAATGTTAGAAAAGATTATCAGACCGATGCCTTTGATACAGACCTAGATGACCTTACAGCCATAGAACAAAGCGCAGATAAACTTCACCAGATTATGGAACGCTTGGGTGTGAATACAAACGTGGATAGGTCAGACGAACTAATAGATGATCCAGCACCACGGCCCCCTCATGGTTCCATGGGTTTAAAGATCACGAAGCCAGAGCCGCCCGCCCCTAAGAACTATAAGGCCGCTGTGAAGAGGCAAAAGCTGAAATTAACTGACTAATGCCCGCGCTGGCGTTTTGCGCCTGTTCTGACAATCCAGTATAATTTTATGGTAGCACCCTACCCGCCCCCCTACGGCCTGAGTGCTGTATGGCGCTTATATGGGTCTAAATACGGGTCAATTATGCCGGTTTTGGGGCGTTGAATAGCCGCCACATAATCTCGGGCCAGTTGAACGGGCCTTCCCATTTATACTTCGCATCAAAGTTTAAGCCTTTATCAGCCACGGTCATACTGTGTTGACCTTCCCATGCGTAAATCACATCTCCCTTGCCTTTTCTAACACCTTCATACTTATCCCGCGCAATTATCCAGGTGACGCCTCCGGCGCGTGTTCTGCGAAAATGCCACGCGATCTGTTCAGGTGAGAGCTTTATCTGCCGCCCCTTCACTACCTTAAGCTCCACCCAGTATTCACGACTATCGTAGCCTATGTTGATATCCGGTATCCCGCGTCCGGTGTCGCCTGTTTCGATGCGCTGGTGGTGAGCATCCTTGGGCAGATGCTTTATGAATAGCTTACTAAAGTTCTTTTCGCTCATTTTCTGGAACCGTCCACACCATTAATTCTTTACCACATTCTTCACATTCTTTTATTTTTCTATCTACAATCCACCAGCCACATTTTAGACAGTGAGCAACATCTAAGTTGGATGTGACTCTTTGCTGGATAATATCTTTTTGGAGTGGATTATCTGTGATTAGATTTTTAATCATGTCTATTTTTTTGCCGTTGCTGTTTCAAGGGTGCCGGTTTCAACAAGTTGAACACCATCTGTTGTTTGATTATCAAAAGACACATTGTCGCCTTTTTTTATATAATGTTTTTGACGAATTCTAGCTTTTTCTTCAGCTGTTCGTTGATTTGATGGTGTTTCATTTATAAAATCTCCCCCATCATCACTTAATAGTAATGCTGAACTTAGTGTTATTTTTATGTTCATTTACTAATACCTCCAGTTTTTTTGCTGTAAGTTTATATTTTTCAGCTATCCAAAGTACCGTGTCCGGCAAGAACTTTTCCTCCGTAAGCATATAATGTAGCTGTTCTGTTGCAAGTTCTGTATCTTTATTCAATTGTTTTAGTTTATCTTTGATACTTGTTTCCATAATTGATTTGCGTTCCCCCATGTTTGACCAAATTCACAATCTACTACTATGGGTACAGAAAGATTTACCGCTTCCACCATGCATTGCTCACAAATCTTGTATTCTTTTTCATTACTTATAGACATATCTAATTCATCATGCATTTGTAGCATAGGTAGTTGTCCTTCTTGATAAATAGCCCGCATTGCTTTTTTAGTCATATCAGCAGCACTGCCTTGAATTAAACGATTAAGTGCTTTATATGTAAAAGCTCGTTTAATTCCGGGGCCATATTTTTTCAATGCTTTATCTCTACCAGAAATAGCTACAGACGGGCCTTTAATTAATTCCCATGTGTCAAAATGACATAATCGACCTTCTATTGTGCGTATCCAACCTCGTTCTTGTGCTAAGTTGGAACAAGTATTGATTAATCCTTTAACAAACGGCACACTTTCGTGATATGAATTTAAAATTTCTTTGCCCTCTGCTCCAGGAACTTCATAGTCATTACCTGTACGTTTATTGGTTTTCCGTTCCGTAGGTAAACCTAAATCGTGGCACAGTTTTACTCCCCCCATTCCATAAGTAATACCTAGATTAATTGTTTTAGCGTCTTTTCTTGGTATATTAGCTAATTCTGCCACCATGCCATGATAATCTGTATTTGGATCTTCATTATATTTACGAACGGCTTCTTCAGCACCATTTTGTTTTGTCAAATAAGCGTAATGAACAGTAAGGCGCGGTTCTTGTGACGAATAGTCAAACGCCCCCCAGACTGTGTCTTTTTCTGGTAAAAATAAACCGCGTATCATAGGCGCAAATTCCGCATCCCGTGCTGTGGTTTGCTGAAGATTAGGATTACTACTACTTAATCTGCCCGTTACAGTTCCTCCTTGTTCACTTTTTAATGGATGTAATTCAGTATGAATGCGCCCATTGACGCTATGCGATAATATGGTGCCTTCTAAAAATGTATTGATTGTTTTTTCAGTTTGGCGTATTCGTAATATTATACTTGTAATAGGATGATCATGTGCTGCGAGAAATTCCTTAGTAAAACTAGGTAATCCAGTTGGAGTGTAAGTATAGGATAGTCCTAATTTATCAAAAGCTCTTGCTAAACTTTCATTTTCCCAAACAGCAATCGTAACTTCGTAAGCATCCCTTATTTTCTTATGAAGCTTTTGTATTTGGCTTTTAAGTTTTGGAACTAATTGTTCGGCTTTGTTTACATCAACTCGTATGCCTCGTTCTCGCATTTTTATAAACATAGGAACGAGATCTATTTCTAAACGAAATAACTCTTCAAGTCCATCCCGTTCCAATAACTTTTGTTCATATTTCCAAAGATCATATGTCACTTTAACATCTTGTTCAGCGTACGGCCCTACAAGTTCAGGAGGTAGTCTGTAAAGATTTGCCTTAATGTTTTTTCTAGGAATACCAAAAACAACGGCAGCTTCTTCTAGTAAGCGTTCATCTTTACTTGTCCCTATCCAGTCTTTAGAGATATTGTCTAAACTATAAGACGTCCTATTTTCATCAATTAAGGCGGCAGCAAACATAGCATCATTTATTTCACCTTTAGTTTCAATGCCCTCAGCTCGGTTCCATCCTATATCATACATTGAATTAAAGAATATTTTTGGTATGTTAGATCCACAAAGATCTGACATGTATTCTAGCACCAAGTCCTTATCTAAATTAGACCCTTGTTCATGTGCGATAGGTAAGTAATAAGTATCTATGCTAGACCCGCGCACAAGACCAATTGAAAACCCTATTACATTTCCATCTTTTCGCGCCCAGCCACTTCCACGTTCTTTTAAATTTGGATCTTTTGTTTCATTGTCCATAGCTATGGCATCACAGCCGCGAAAATCGGGTAAAATTTCTGGGGGTACCCAGTTATTCTCAGGTATGAATAGAGGTAGTTGCATCTGGCCTCACAAGTTTAACTTCAAAACCAAGAGCGTTTGCCCAATCAACAAATTGATGTATATCCGGGGGCTTCTTTTTACTGTGCCATCGACTAATAACACTGGATGAATATCCCGTTAATTCTGCAATTTCAATAAGTGTTAGCTTATTTAAGTGCCCCGAATGTATTAGACATTGTACTAATTGCTTACTGGTCATCGGTATGCGCCCCATCTTGCCCCGCTACAAGCCAGTTCTAGCTTTTTACCGGGCTTATGCTGCCCCCTGCCCATCAGATTTGGTCTGAATCCGGAGCATCGTTCTGGATAACAATTTGCGTGGTATTTTCACTTTGAAATAATTCTCCAGTGGTCATACTTACAACCTCAGCTTCGACGAGCATTAAATAACGGCGTAAATCACTAATGTCGTCTAACAATCCATCTGTCTTATCTCTTTCTTTATACAGAGCTGCTAAAATATTATAGTCCCCGCGTAAATGGTTTTCAATTCTATCCCATTTGCGGGCAAGCATCATAAATGCTCCAACGCCACCTCGTTTTTTCCAACTGGAACCGTATTCGGTTTCTTTTTCTAAAAGCACCTTAACATCATTATCCGCGACTTGCTGAAGATATTCTAAATGTTGATTATCTGACATGTTCTTTCTCCGGGTATATTTCTTTAAATTCTTGTGATGAACAAAGATGATTTATTTGACTTCTCGTTAAAAGTTTATGCCCCGTGCCAATTTTTCCTGATCTAAAAAATCTATGCGCGTGGGGACTGCGGGCATTCATTTTGAAACCGCCTTTTTCCTCCTGCTTACGGCATATTTCAAATGAACTAAATTTTACTGCGCGACACAAACGCTCATAGTCATATGATAACCCGAAATATAAAATAAGATAACCAAATATTTCTACTGGTGTTTTATACATGTCTTCGTAACGTAGCATTAATCCAGCATGATGTTTCCAACTAGAAACATGAAGGGGCCAGTGTTTTGCTACATGGGTGACGGATTCATTAATAGAAATATTTTTATGGTCGCTGAAACTAGGAACTATGTCACAAGGATGGCGAACATGATAAACAGCTCTGTGCGTTTTATGTAGTTTATGATTATAATCTTTATGTGTTTTTGCATAAACTTGTCCATGTCCGTGTTCTAGATTTTTCAAGGTTTCGCCACAACTAAATGGGATTTCTGTACTATAACTGGCCACATCCAAAGGTCTTTTCATATTTAGTATATAATTCGCAAGAAAAATCCGAATCCAGGTGTTTCCACTTTTTGGATATCCGGCAAGCCAAATAGGTTCATGCGTCATTACAAAACTTCATTGCGTTTTCCCAACCATTTTTTATTGGATTAAACCAAGCTTCTGCATCAAGTTCCTTGATATCAAAATCAGTTTTTAGTAATTGTTCTTTAATATTTCCATCGAACACAAAGATTTTTGGATCCTGTTCTTCTAAAAAATTAAATTCAATAATTGTTTTAACCGAATCTATTTTTTTATCGCTTGTAACTACAGTAATTATTTCAGCACGAATTAATTTAAAATTGCTCATAAGTCTGCTTCCATAGCGATAAGCTCATTAAGCATTGTTTTAGAATTTTCATCAAGAGCAGTATCCTGTAAATATTTTACTCCTCTTACAAATATTTCTTTAAATGTTCTGTTACCTCTACGTTCTTCTTCAATACAAAACCAAAGCAGTTCCATCATATCTGCAATTTTTAATCGTTTTTTATCATCATCATCTAATGCGATCCATAAGCCCATTTCATTCATTAAATTATGTTCTACGTCTGCGAGAGCTTGGGCTAATTTTGGGTGCTTCCATTTAATAGGCGCTGGATTATCTCCTAAATGAGCTTCAGATACATCATGATAAAGGGCGGCAAGAAGTAAGTTCTTGCTACAATTTTCCCAGAGCTTGGCGCATAGAACAGCCACCCCCCACGAATGCTCCCCAACACTTTGATTACGAACTGGGGGAATCGTGTGCCACCTGAGAACGCTTCCGCCCTGTCTTATTTGCCGCATTATTTTGTCTCCTTACCAACCATTCTTTACATGCTGCTCGCCAGTCACTAGCCATAATAAAATCTATTTGATTATGGGCTTCTTGATAATTTTTATGTTTCCATGCCCGCCACGCCTGACGCATGGGTTCCGCTACCGCACCAAAGAACGGATTAGAATAATGCTTAATTTTTATTTCATGAATAAAACAAGATAGGTCTTCATCCCATAGCTTAGGATTTTCTACCATTGGCATTGTTGTAACATTACCATAATCATACGGATCCTCGGGAGCCGGATCAGGGGAACCTAGTTTATCTAATATATCCACATAAGCATGAAAATCATTACTTACTTGATGATAGTACCCCATGCGAAAACCTGTCATACTTGCCATATATTCTTGAAGCATGGACATGTGAACAGCGTTAGCCCCATAAGCCCCCCAGATAATATCATTAGAACGATTACACACTGTCATATCTAATCGCCCTGCTCTAGCTCTAAATAATATCGTTAAATTACAGGGAAAATCTTTGCCCTCTTTACCAAGATCAGCTACTGGATCCCACATAGTAAGCACCGCTCTACGAGTATTTGGATCTTTTTTCAATAGCCTAATTATTTTAATTATTTGATCAGTTTCATTCTGACCAAACCAACGTCGCCATCTGGTGCCATAAGCTCCATGAAAGTTTTTGCCATTGTCACTAAATTTGTAAAATTGACTATTAAATTCACTTATCCATTTAACATCGTTTCGTCCATTTAACATCCACAAGGCTTCCATAAGATGAAAAAATGGGTTTGCATCACGAATTTTGTTAAACAGTACTCGTTCCCAGGGACGGACATATGTAGTGCAAACAGGACTCGGATAAGTGATTACCTTACCGGCTCTGCTGTCTTCTTCCTTGCCCCGTGCTAATAAATCTCTAAGTCCAACAACATAGGCTTCATTCACATTGCGGGCATGAATTATGTGCATATTAAATTTTCCAACTTGTTCCAAGCCGCTTCACGATCTAACATAGCGGCGTTCATATTATCAATTTGACATTTGCCCCAAGTTTTTTGATTCGTATTATACATACGAGTTAAATTATAAATTGTTCTTTCATCAGGCACGGCTTCTTCAGGCGTTTTACCACGTTCAATTCTACGAGCAACTACGGCTTCTAAACATGTCTTAATATCCGTATCTAAAAACAAAAAGAAAAAAGGAGTCGTTTCTGCTAGTTCTTTCCAACGTCCATAGCTATTACAGGTAAGTAGCCCTTCAAAGATAACGTGTTTGTGAATTTCATTTGCCTTTACTACAAGATTCATAACCTGATCTTGAGTTTTAATAGTATCACAACCCCCGCACTTAGTTTCATAGCGACCTACTACATGAACCCCGTTGTTGAGCGTGTAGCCAACAATCTTTTTCTTAGTAGTTGATTTTAATATATCTCGTTTTCCAAGCACATAATCTTCAATGTGATCAACAACAGGATATTTGTCAAACAGCCGCTTTATCATGTAACTTTTACCTGTGCCAGAAGTTCCTCGTATATTAATTATCATTTAAATTCTCCAATTTTTCAAATACCGAGAAACATCTAATGCGGTTATTGAAACCACACATAATGCCCACGGCAGCGACAAATTTTCCATTTTTTGGACACTTGGGTAAAATGTAGTGAAGGATCCCCACCTTACCGCCAATTTCAAGCACTTCGAATGCTCTTTTAATAATCTCATTTGGCTTTGGATAATTATCAGCCCCCGCCCAATATTTATTAGCGTCTTCCATTGAATACGGCGGGTCGCATATTATATAGTTCCATTGCCCCGGCCATGGATCCCGCACATCTTGTAAATAATTAGGGGCACACTCAGGATTTATATCTAATGTTTTGTCGTTATCTCCAAAGCCTCCTTTATATGGATAAAGCCGCGACATACCGCCGCATACATGTAGAACATTATCGTTACGACTTGCGCCAATTAAGGTTCGTGCCCTTTCCGGGAATCCGCCAAGATAGGCACCGTAATATTTCTTCCCATCTTTTAGTTTGGCTCTAGCAAGAAACCAAATATCGGTAATGGGCCTATACGTCATTTTACTCGACTTTTCATTTTATCTACAAATGGCTGCGTAAATCCTTGATACTTTTCATGGCCTAACTTATCACGTACTAGGGCATTATAAATTTCCACTAAGGCCAAGGCTCTATCCGACATTTCTGCATTTTCAGGTAAAAATAACTGTGTGCCATCTTCTTCGGTTATTACTACAGCCGTATCATTTGGAGACAGGGTGATATTTTTACCTTGAATAACATTATAAGCATCCGCAAAGCCCGGAAACAAAGCATTGACTTCGATTGGAACTACGGCCCCCGCAGTATTTTTTACTTTTGTGATTATAGTCTCCTTTATGATTCAAATCGTTTATATTTATTTCTTGGACGTCCTTCGCCCAGCCGCACCCTTTCATACTTATCAAATTCACAAAGTTGAAATTGTATGCAGTGTAAATCCAATTCAATGTAGTGTTCGGGCCAGTGAAATGCTCGTTGACCAAATATCGCTAATAATTCCCTTAACATTTGCTTTTCAGATCGTTTGGCTTTTATATCATATTCAAAAACTCGGTTAAGGCCACGCCGAGCACCCGGACCGAGAGGACACCAAGTATTGCGATCTTTACATTTTGACAAAACAGGAGTGTGCATTGCGTCTTGCAAAACTTCTTTTGTCATAAAGCCACTGCCGCCAAAACCTTTTAACTGACGCATACGATTGGCTGTTGTTTCCCAGGATTTTGAATTAAGCGCCAATGCGGCAAGAGAATCTTTTATTTCCCAAAGCGGGCGTAAGAAAAGATTGCACACAACTTCTTGTTTCGGGGCACTTATTCCTTGGTTAGTGATAACATAAGCCCCAGTAAAAACACGCATACCGGCCGACAAACGATTAGTGGCAAGTTGAATTATTCTAATACTGTCAAATCTTGCTTGCCAGCCAACAGCTTCTGCAAATTCGATTGTTCCAAAGTAACGAAAAAAGGCACAGTTAAATAACTGTTTGCCGAGGGGTTCATTTAAATTAGGACCGGTCCAATGTTCCCGCATCCATCTAGTAGTCTTATCGTGTTCTCTATCAACATTGGTAAATTTATATGTTTGTAAAATTTTATCGTCGGTCCAAGGCCACGGCGCACCTGTTTCTTTCTTTAGGCGAATTTCTTCTCGCTTACACATAAATTCACAAAACTCTTTAGTTCTCATTTCTAACCCCCGAATAAATTATGAATAATATCAAACTTTCCTTGTTCTAAAAGCACTAATATATCCCGACCATCTATGGTGCTGGTGTCCTGATAAAGTGAACCATCGGTGGTACGGCCTAAAACAATGACATGATCAAATTCTATTTCTTTCGCTCTTTCTAATATGTCTTTAGGTAGTGTTGGAACACCCTCCATAGTCACTACGTTTTTAATGTTCATGACATTCCCTTAAAAGGTGTGGGCTTCTCACCCACTTGAAGGTTACAAGAATTGGTGTTAAAATAAACTCCAATTCGGGGAGTCGAACCTTTAAGACCTAGGCACTAGGCCGCTTGCTTGTTCTCTACGGAACCTTCTAAACGAATACGACCATAGGCTGTATCTTTTCGAACATTACGCAAAGTGCCGCCAATAGCTTTCGCCTTGACCAAAAATTCAGCAACTGTCATGCCATCCCTATACACAGCAAAGATCTTTGCTGCTTTTGTGCCCTCCCGGCGTTGACGAACATTATCGTCCCCAACTAAATAAATTTTTTGGTCGGGACCAACCATCACGTTTTTAATGTCGTCCTTAGAAACTAAAGGAGTCTTTGGTCTTTTAGTTTCTTCTATATTATTAGCCATATTTTAGTCCTCCACTTGTGGGCTGAATACTTTCTGATAAAAATAGCATACCATCAAACTATATTGGATAAAAGAAGAACTTTGTGTTTGGGACAATAATGTGCAAATTTTTTCGAGTTCTAGTTGCTCCTACGTAGAATACTCGTTTTTCTGCGTCCGGCATTTTAATCATATCTTGATACGTACGATGAGCCATGTCTGTGAATAAAATAACATTATCTGCTTCACCCCCTTTTGCCCCATGTATTGTAGAAAGATTTATTCTAGGAGTTTTAGTTATTTTTTCACCCTTGCGTAAAGCAGCTATCATATAAGAACGTTCTACTAAACTCATTTTATCAAAAGCTTCGTGCCATATAGCCGTTGTTAGTATTTCAAAATTATCTTTTAAAAATTCTAAAGTGAAGCAACCTTCCTTTGGAATTTTTGCCATCTTGCCTTTAATATTCCAAATAATGTTTTTAGCTTCTTTAGCATTGCATTCACCTCCTTTTCGTAATTTTTCCCACGCCATTATTGTGTCTAAAGTAGTTTGATCTACACTCCGGCGTTGTCGTCTTTCGTAAATCAAACCTTCTCTTCGACACTGTTCCTCTACAGGATCTAGGAAAAATGCATTTCTAGCTAACACCAACCAGCTTCCCTTATCCATGTTAATATTTTCAGTTGTGGTGTGATAATTTATTCCCCCTTCTTCTTCTTTACTAGCCCATTGTTTTTCTCTGCGTGTTTTTACTTCTTTTATAATATTTAAAGCAAAATTTTGAATTTTTTGGGGAGTTCTATAACTTTTATTTAAGGTATTCACCTTTCCTTTAAGATTAATAAAATAATTTATATCTGCCCCTGCCCATTGAAATATGGCCTGATCATCATCTCCAGCTACAATAACTTTTTTTGCTGAAGCCGCCAATTTTTCAACCATGCGCCACTGGAGTTGACTAAGGTCTTGGGCTTCGTCAATAACCAAAAGATCAAGAGAAGGAGCACCGCCGTCCCCAACAAAACGCTCAAGCATATCAGTGAAATCAAATAAACCGTGAGCAAGCTTAAATTTTTTAAGTCCATTATGCACTCTCTCTATTTCATACCAGCCTAAATCATTAGTATTTGATTTCCACTGTTTTTCTAAAGACACGCATTTTAATCTAGCTAAAGAAGAAAGAAACAACGCTTTGTCGCCTTTACTGTTTCCGTATATTGTTCCGTCCTCTGAATTTATTTTTCCACTAATTCTAAGCCCCATAATATCACCAAATTCTTGATATTTTTTATAATTCATGACATGATTTTTACTTAGTCCTAGCATTCTAAAAGCCATGCTATGTAAAGTGCGAAAATGAGGTAGTTGTTTTTCTGACAGCATAAAACGATCACGCGCACGTTCTATGGCTTCATTTGCTGCTTTACGAGTAAAAGCCACAAATCCTATCCTATCCGGTCTTACGCCTTCTTGTAATGCCTTATCCACTTGATCTAATAAAAAAGTTGTTTTTCCGGTTCCTGGTTATGGGGGGCCGATAATTATTTCTGGACGAAATGTCATCGGCCCCAGTCTCCTTCATAATAATCATACGTTTTCATTTACAGTACATCTCCCCCCATATCTGGCAAATTAAATGAACCCACTTGTTGTTCAGGCTCTGGGATATGCCAAACATTTACCCCTCGGCCGCGAATTTTAAAAAAGTGAGTTTTGCCACCCACAACTTCTGAATCTAATTTTGCGCTTATTTGACTTCTTGTATAGTACTTAAAACCATGACGCAAAAGATAAGCTTCAAGATCCTGTAAACGAAAAAATACTCTGGCTAAATTATCGTCCTCTGGATCTGTTCCTGTCCAAGGTCTTCCAAGCAATAATTCTTCTCTGTTATTACTGGCTAGTCTACTGTCTGTGGTAAATGAATAAAGTAACTCCATAAACTGATCAACTAGCCCTGCCCCTTCTGGTTTATCCAATGGAATACATTTATCCATTAATGATTGAATTAAACTTTGCCATTGTCTTTCTGTTACTTTTGGGGGCATGTAATTTAGATTATTCATACAAACTTTTTGAAATTTAAATTGCTGCTGTAATTCTTCCGTAGATAATTCTAGGGTTGTGTTATTTACTTCAAGAAACCATACGGGTTGATCCGTGGGTATTTTACGAAGACTATTCATAATAGGTAAGGCTCCCCCACCTATGCCAAATTTTCTTGTTCTGCATATTGTTGCATTGCAAAAGGCTGAAATAGGCTGATCATTACATCTAAAGTTATAATCTTTTTTGTCTAATTGCTTAATTATAATTTGAACTTCTTTTGAACTCAGCGGAGGATCCATGTGGTTTTTATTTAATTTTTCAAGTTCTTTTTCCCAACCATCTGGGAATGCTTTTTTGCAATATACTCCTAAAGCAAATAAGCCATTGTTTCTAGTTCCTTGAGGAAATCCTTGCGCCACTAAACATTGCAAACAAGGCGGACCATCTACCAATGTTTCATTTGCTATTGAAGTTTCTATGGCGTTTAGTTCTTTAAAAGTTATTCGACTATCCTCAGCATATTTTAAAAAGCTTTCTAGTCGCATAGCCTTGCCTTTTCTATCTAAGGCATAACGAGTTCCGTCATTACCCCCGAAATAAGGCATATTTAACCAGTTACCAAGATCCCCTTTGTCCACTAGCACTTTAGATTGCTTTGGAAAAATTTCTGATTTGCCATAGCCAAGAGAAGCTGCAATTTCAGATAGTTTAATTTGAAGTTCTTTTGCTAAAACTGGGTCACTAAAGAAAATAGCTAAATGACAACCCCCACTTTTTGAACGCAGAGGTATCATGGGCAGTTTTTGTTTATAGACTCGTAGAGCCAGTGTTTTGATATCTAGGGCATAGTCATCGATATCTATAGCCCCCCAGACACAAAAATTATCCCGATTAATTGGAATTATACCAAGATTTTGCTCACCATTTAAGTGAGCTTCCCATAAAGCAATGGTCACAGGTTCTCGCTTAGTAAATGCCTTGCCTTGTTGTTTTCCGTTTTGGTCTTTTGCATCCGCTAAAATATGTACGCCGTGGGCTTCTTCCATACCGGCGAATAAATTCATCATGCGGTTGGCTAAAGAAGGCATTTGACCCCCCGAAAATGCCCCCGCCCCTTAAAGGGGCGGGGGAAGTTAATTAAAAGGGGGCTTCTTCCGCTGCAAATTTGGTGCTAACAGTTTCTTCTTGAGTATGTTTGACAATAACATCGCCTTGCCCAATAGCCTTACTGAATACTTTAGCAGCACGATAAACATCTAGATTTGTCACAGGGCCGTGTAAAGCAATATTCCAGCCAGACCAGTGGTTGTCGTCTTTTGACTCTCCTGTTGTTGTTATCTTGTACATTCGGCTATAGCTGGGGGCTTTAACAACACCGTTGGAAGTCTTTAAAACTTGCTGTGCGATAAGACTGTTCCATTTACGGCTATGTTTTAATTGTGTGCTACTCATGGACATTACCGCCTGTTCCGCAGAACCGGCGTCTCCGTTTATTATAAGAACATAGTGTTCTGCCGTGTCCTCAATGATAGTGCCCTCCGTCGTAACATTTTTGTTTCTTTCATTTTTTGTGGTTTCTGGCAGCACTTCATTACGGGCGTATGAATTAACAATACCCCCGCCAGATTCGCGTGGTGTCCACTCTAATACTTTGAAGTTAAAGCCACACGGAATTACGATGAGTTCATCATTTTCTCCCCAAAGCTGCCCCGTCACAGTGTTAAAGATGTCTCCTTCTTGGGCACCTTCAATATACGCCCCGTCACGTTTAGCAAGTTGCGGACTCATCTGTTGTAATATCCGCAAGAAAGGTATTGCCATGTCTTCGGTCGTTATTCCTTGTTGACCGTCACCGGCATCGGCTACCATTTCTTGTTCAAGATTAGCCGGTAAATTATCCTTTGTGTTTGCTACTACATTATTCTTAGCCATTGTACTATCCTTTTTTAATGGTCGATTTTTGTCCAAGGTATGCTCCGAAAAGCTCAAGCGGGATGGACATACCCGCTTCGACCTGTTCACGCAACCATGCTTTAAGCGTACTTGAGTGAACACTTTCTTTGTCTGTAGGCATTAATCCTAAACCAGACAAAGCCGTGACCGCTTTTGTGGCGGATTCTTCATTTTTTCCCACATCAACGGAAACAATATGTTTAATGATGTCCCCGAAATCATTATTCCGAAGCCACTCATGAGCTTCTTCTAAGTTTTCTTTTGGAATTTTAGCACTTACAAAAGGTTTTATCATAAGTGTATCACCATTGGCTGTGGTAATTTTACTTAATCCTATTTCATCCATAACAGCTGGAATAATCCGTGTTTGAAGTTCTAAGAGCTTTGCTTTATTTGCCCTAAGAAGTTCCTCATTTTCTTCAACAATTTTTTCCCAGTAAACTTGTTCTTGAACCAGTTTTGCAATTTCTTCCAACTTAGAATTATTCGGAATTTCAGGGTTTAAGGCATCATTTTCCATTTCAGCAAATACATCGTTAGTCATTCTATGTCTCCTTTCTCATAAAAGTCTATTCTAACAGGGTAGTATTCTTTTTCCTGCTTGTCCCACTTTAATAATTGCATCTGGCCTCTGTTTATTTCAGCCGCAACCATCATGGCTAGCCCCATGATTATAGGATCCCCGGAAAGAAGCAAATAGTCTTTTTCCGTAAAATCTTTTAAAAGTTTTCGTAGTTTTCTAACTGTAGGAACGGAACTTAGAACAACTTGATGTTCAGGGGGGAACAATCGAACCGGTTCTCCGTATTTTCTAGCCGGAGTAAAGTTTCTCCCCACAGATTCTTGAGTTACATAAACTTTATTCATTTCTCCTTCCTTAATGTAATAAGGGTATTATAGGGGGCTTACTTTTTCAAGTAAAGCGAGACTAATGTCTATTTATTTCTCCTTTTTAAACTAACCTGTTATTTTAGCATATTTCCAAAAAATGAGACAAGCAGCATTTAGTTTAATGTGGAATTTATCTATTCAGGAAACTTTGCGTCGTAATCAACATTAGGGCCAAAATGATTTGTTTCACGGTAATCACCTTTAACTTGCATAGAAATTTCTCCACCTGGAATAAGCCAAGCTGCGTCAGGTTTAATTTCTGTGCTAGTAGGTAAATTACTTATCTCACCATCAAGCAACAAACCATCTTTAGTGAATAATTCAATAAGAAAAGTTACGACAAAAAAGGTGACTACAAATGAAGTTATCCATACGAGTATAATTTTCATATCCACTGTCTCCAATTATCACCGGTTATTGCGCGGGCTAAGTTAATTTTATTTCGTAATGCCTTAATAATTTTTTCATCTACGGTCGCACGGCACACAAGATCAATATACGTTACCGGATGATGTTGCCCAATGCGATGAGCGCGGTCCTCACTTTGAAGCCTCTTTTCCAGGTCGTAGTTATTTGAATAATAAATAACTGAAGAAGCTGCTGTAAGTGTGACACCATATCCACCGGTTTGAGTGTTTGCTAAGAAAAACCTAACCGAATTAGTTTCATCTTGAAAAAGACTAAGGTTTGTTTGTCTATCGTTATCCTTAGTATCCCCAAAATAAGTCACAAAACTATCTTTACCATACGTTTTTGTTAAAGCTTTCGATATTAAAAATATGTCGTGCCTGTAATTAGCCCAAATAATAACTTTACCATTGGTTTCTTCTAACAAACTCATAAGTTCGTTAAGCCGATCATTGGGCAGTTCTTTGATGCTTTCATCATCCATGGTTAAAAAACCACATGATATTTGATGCAAACGAAGTAACTGTGTGACAACAGATGTAGTTGTTGCTTCTGAATCTTCAATAAAAGCAATGGCCATAGTTTTCATTTGATCGTATGCTTGTTTTTGTTCCTTAGACATTTCAAATTCACGACGCATATAAATTTTTTCCGGAAGATCCAAACATTCATCTTTAGTAACACGGTAACTGAACTCTTTTAAAATATCTTGCAATTCCTCAGTATTTTGAAAACCGACTACCTGTTTAAATGTTTTTCCTCCATAGTTTTGATTTTGAAGCACGGCAAATCTATTACGAAAACTATAATATGAACTAAAGCCTAATAAATGAGGATTAAGAAAATCACATTGTGAATAAACATCTAAAGGGGATTTTGTTACGGGGGAGCCTGTTAAAATTCTACGATATTTGGCCCAGACACCCATCTTCAAAGCAGCCTTCGTACGTTTTGCTTTCGGGGTTTTAATAGTAGTAGATTCATCTATAACCATTAAGGTGTCTCGACTGTTTAAGAATTTGTCTATGACCAAGGCTCCCTTTTTAGTAATTAATGCATCAATATTAATTACAAAAATAGTTAAGTCATCAGATAATTGGAACAGGTTATTAATTTCAGCTTTTTTTATCTTGGTTAATTTTGAAGACCATACCGCCATATTATAAGATACATGCTCTGGCATATGAATTGGTATCTCAATACTTGACCAAGTTCTGTAAACACCTTTAGGGGCGACTATCAAAAGACCGTTTATTTCCCCCTCATCAAAAAGCATGGCAGCAGTGTCTATAATAACCTTCGTTTTGCCTGTGCCCATTTCCATAAAATAGGCGTATTCTCTTTTTTGCCAGCCTTTTTCCAAGGCAACAAGTTGATGAGCGTACGGTTCTGTTTTAAACGGATATCTCATTTCTAATTATATATTACCACAGGTAATATTTCTAGTAAACAGACCCCTTGCGTGCGTGCGTGCGGGTATTATAAGGTATTACTGAGTATTGCGTGATATAAATTAAAAACCCCACTGTTGTCAATGGGATAGAACAAAAAATAATACCGACCAATTCTTCTTAATACGACAATTATATAACTAGAACAAAGGGTTAGATAAAAAACCTTCCATCGCTTTATTTTTACCCCCGACGCTTCAAAAAATATTTTTTACCTAAAAAAACAATAATACCCGGAAGAGCTTTATTCCAAGTTATTGTTTTTAGAGACTTATAATCGTATTAAAAAGAATTAGAGCGGCTGTTTTTGGTAATACCCGGTAATACCTAGTTGTCGTTATTTCTAACAACATTTTCAAGTTTTTCTTTAAGTTCTGGGTCATTTTCAAGTTTTTTTCTAAGTGTACCTATAGCTTTGGATCGGAGGTCCATTTCTGGAGGCAAGTTTTCAGTGAAATCTGTCGCTTGCGCCAGTGCAGCACCAATTTGACGATGAGTAAAGTGTGCAGCTTCACTAACGGAAGTGCTTCTGGCTGCTGCGTTCAGTGCTTTAGGATCCAGCACCTTTCTCATTAACGCCGCTTCCATTTCTCCTCTAACAAAAGCCTGTGCCTTACGAGTTCTAAACCCCCATCTGGTTAGCGGTCCAAACCACATATGTTTTGCAAGTTCAAAAAACTTGTTTTCTGAGGCTGGCATTGTGCCAGGAAAAGATCTCTGGAGCATTTCAACAGCGTCTCGAATTTTACTTAAATTAGTGACATATTCATCACCAAAAAGTGTTCGCATATTTGCTAGCAGATGTTCGTTTTTAGTGACTGATTCGTCTAAAACATTGCGTAGTTTTTCAAAACTAAAGACTTTTCTACGCAGCACGGGGTTCCATTCCATCACTTGATTTTGAAATCTGTTTAAGGCAGCTTCTTTGATACCCTTCCATTGTATCGGAAATGTTTCTGCAAAAGCATCCTGGGCCTCTTTCATTAAGGTTGAGTCGCCCATTAATTTATCAAATACATTTTTCTCTTCTCGCATTGCTTTTGCTCCAGGCAGGGAGTTGACTGCTCTTTTTAGATTACTTTTATTTGCTGCCTTAAGAGCTCCCTCTAAAGTAGTAGCGGCACCCTTTGCTTTCATTAATAAACTGAGTTGATCCGGTTCTAAATATAGGTTTAATATTTCTTTTCTATCATTTAACCATTTACTTGCTTTTGTAGAGTTAATTACACCGCGTTCTGCATTATCTCTTAAAAATTCTGCATTAATACCTTGTCTAATAGTTGTAAGGACATTATCCATTTTACCCACAAATTTAGGATCAGCCAGCACAGTCAACATATTTTCTGCAGCATTTAAGGTTGTTTTATCAGGACCAAAAACCGTAGAAAATACCGCTGTGTCTTGAATACTACGCTGCTTTCCGGTTTTACTGAGCAGTTTACTGATCACCCCCGTTCCTTGCATGGTTCTGTAGTTGGCATACTTTTTTTGTGCAGCAAAATATCGTTTTTGCAGAGCCGGACTTTTACTCCCAAGGGCGTCAAAAGTATCCTCAAGTAAAAAACGTTCAGCCGCCATTACATCATCAGCACTTCTATTTTGTTTTATTAAGTGATCTTTGGTCTTTCGAAGTGCGCGAAGAAGCCGTTCTGTTTGTTCAAAGGAAAAAGTTTGTTTTTGGCCTAGTCGCCTATTAGCGTTCAGCACCCCCGTAAAAGCCTCGTTAAGTTCTTTAAATAACGGTTTATTATCAGCCAGTTGGGGAGCAATATCATTATTTAGTTTACCGACGATTTCATCAATCTTAGCCCCTGCCTTTGCGGGTCTTACTCTAATATTTCGTTTTGTTGCATCCGCAGAAGCATCTAGCATTTCTTGTATGACCTCCCCACCTTCTCTGGCTGAGATGCCACGGGCAGGATCAGCGTGAACAGGGCTCCTTAAAGCATCTTCTACTGCGTCAGCTGGGGCACGAATCGTTTTCCCTACTTCTGCCCCAGAAACCCTACCAGCTGCTGTCGTAATATCAGATACAATTTCGTCGGATTCTATTCCTGCTTTTGTGGCCGTGCTTAATAAGGTATCTTCTGCTGCATCAGCCAGTGGATCTATAACCTCACTAAACTCCTTACCAGCACTAATTCCAGTTGCCCCCCCTGTCGCCGGAACAACCGGGTCCATTCCAGTAGATTTTACGTAATGACTGTATAATTCTTCTATGGCGTCATAATTTCGGTTATCTAAGTTCTCAGCAACTTTTCTTCCTTCAGGTGTTCTTACCCAACGAACAATAGCACCCATAAAATTAGGGTCATTCACAAGTTGAGCACTATTGGGCATGAATTGTTTATTACTTCCAAGTTTTTCCAGTTCCTTATTTATGATGGTGACAATTTGGGGATTTTCGTCTAATATCCCTAAAGCAGCTTCACGAAAGTCACGGGGTAACGTGTTACCTGTTAAAAGTCCCTTGCCCAGTTTTGCTAGTTTTATTATGCCCGCAAAAGCAGCTCCGCCAGCAACGGCAAGACTCGCAGCCTTGGCGGGTTCCCAAGTGTACATCTCTCTTATTTGGTCGTCCGTTAAATGTCCCAATTCACCTGCCCCTTCAGCTAGGTTCAAACGGGCGGTTTCTCCCCCCGCAGCCCCGAGGCCAAGGCCTCCTGTTCTTGTCAGCCCTTTCATAAGCCATCTTGCTGGAGGAAACTTTTTTACAACAGCTTCAGCCGCCACTGCTCCAAGAATTTCTCCTGCTATAGTAGGAAGGTATCCTTTTAACTCGGCTAAGTCTCCCCAGTCAGCTCCGTAAGGATTAACAGGGTTCCATTTTTCGACATTTGGGGACTCACGCCAAAAAAGTTTTTCAGGATCTCCTGAAATTTTAAATTGTACCTCAGGATGCTCTTTCGCCATCTGTCTAATAGTGGCGATGGCTATGTTTTCATCGCCCGGAGTATAAACTGCTCGGGTTGTGAAGGGAGCCCCTGGACCTTCTGGATCTATGGTCGGGTCTAAAGCTACATCGGCTGCTTTTTGTTTTGCACCGGTTATTGCTTCTTGCCCCCATCTATATGTTGAAACAAAGGGGGAAGCCACACCCTTTCCAAGCCCCTCCCAAAAACCACCAATCGGGGGTGGGGCATCAGCGCCTTGATCCTTCTTGCCATCTTCTTCAAGGGGAGGTTCAAGATCATACATATCCCTTTGTATCTCCCGCATCTCTTGTTCAAGCGTAGTAAATTCCTCAGCCACCAGAGTCTCCTTTTACTGGTTGTGGAATTTCACCGGTTATTTTCATAATTTTATCAAGCACTCTCCA